CAGGTAGTCCAAGGGTTTCATTTAATAATGCATAAGCTCTCTGGTGGATACCCTCACGAGCTGCAAATGACCCTAGCATGTTTCTTACTTCGTTATTCTTAAATTTAGGAATAAATTGGTCGTAATAATTTTGACCGACAGCAACATCTGATTGTGTAAATAAACGAAGAATATTTGTTACATATTCTTTCTCTACAGGCGACATTTTTCCCATTTTCCAGTCAGATACATCCTCAGATAAATCTAACTCATCTTCAATCCAATGTGCTTTTTCATGTCTTGTTGTAATTTCTACAGCCCATGGATAATGAAAGGGCTTATATGTTTCACTAAATTCTAATAATCCACCTTGTTTCTTAACAAGAGTATCTGCGATAGCCATAAGGTCATTATAAGTTCCAATATGTTTATCGTCAATAAAAATCTGAGGTACACTTCTTACAGTTTTACCATTACTGAATTTTTGATAAAAAGCTAATCTTTGCTCTTCATCATCAAGCAATATTTGTGTATAAGAAATATCTCTTTGGTCAAACCACGCTTTTGCCTTTACACAAAAAGGGCAGTTTGATTTGGTATAAATTGTTACATCCATTCTTCTATCCTTGACAGGCGACACACTCATCTTGGCTTTCCTCTTGTCCGTTACTGAATTTTACTGCGTCTGGGTTAATAATGTCATCTAATTTCTCTCGCTCAACTTTTTGAGCAACATTCTCTGCACGGTTAGATGTTTCCGTTCTTAAATAATATAATCCTTTCGTTCCTTGTTTCCATGCTTGGAAATGTACATTGTGGAGCGTTGCTTTATTAGCTCCAGCAGGAAAGAATATGTTCAATGATTGACCTTGACATAAATGTTTCTGTCTATCTCCTGCTAAACGAATAAGTGCTAATTGATTTATTTCAATTGCTGTTTCAAATACTTTTTTGGTATGGTCATCGAGGAAATCTAGATGTTGCACACTTCCGCCATTTGTAATAATTGACGACCACACTTCAGCATTGTTTTTTCCGAGAGCTTCAAGCTTTTCTTCGAGGTAGGGATTTTTATTAAGGTGACTACCTACTCTTGTTCTAGATGTAAATGCGTTTGCTTTCCAAGGTTCAATACTTGGAGATGTATTTACAATCATAGAAGAGTTTGCATTAGGAGCGATCGCTAGCATGTGTGCATTACGACGACCTGTTCCTTTCATATCTGGAGCTTCACCTCTTTGTTTACCCATAGTTTCAGATGCTTCAACAGCTTTCTTTTTAATATCAGCAAAAATAATCTCATTAATAGCAATAGCTTCGTCACTATTAAATGGTATAGAGTGTTTCTGAAAATATGAATGTAATCCCATAGCGCCAAGACCTAACGATCTTTCACGTTCTGCACTATATCGAGCTTTACCAATTTCATCACCAGCATTGTCAATAAAGAATTGCAATACATTATCTAAAAATACAATAAGGTCTTTTACCATATTTGTATCTTTCCAATCATCGTATGCTTCTAAATTAACTGACGATAAACAACAAACTGCTGTTCTCTCTTCGTTGGTAACTAAATGTATTTCATTACATAAATTTGAGCCCTTAATACTTAATCCCATATCTTTTTGTGCTTGAGGTAATGCACGATTTGCTGTATCAATAAAGTTTAAGTAAGGCTCACCTGTTCTGTATCTTGTTTCTAAAATAAGCTCCCAAAGTTTTCGAGCTTTAATAGTTTCCCTAACGCTCTTATCATTAGGGTCTAGAAGGTTCCAGTCTGCCCCAGATTGAACGGCTTCCATGAATTTATCTGTTATATTGACTGCATGATGTAAGTTCAGATTTTTACGGTTAACGTCACCAGTAGGAATTCTCATATTTACGAATTCAATAATATCTGGATGGTCAACATCCATGTAAGCTGCATAAGAACCTTTTCTTGTTCGTCCTTGTCTATATGCAACCATATCTGCATCAACTGTATGTAAGAATGGCATAGGACCTGGAGCTTTCTTAGATACTGCTCTTACATCTGACCAGTGTCCGCCAACACCACCACCTTTAACTGATAGCCATCGTAATTCGTTTGTATGCTCAATTAATCCTTCAAGTGTATCGGGCACATAACTGAGGAAACAAGAGATTGGTAGCGCTTTAACTTCTTCACCTTTAAGTATAGCATTGGATAATACTGGAGATGAATACATGAACCAACCTTTAGAAACATAGTCATATATTCTTTGGGCTAATTTTAAGTTGTTATTTGAAAATGCTACAGCTGCTCTTGCAAAAGCTTGTTGTGGTGATTTTTCATCATCTCTACAATAATAGTCTTGTAAAAGTTTTAATGATTGTTCTGATAATATCTTGTTTCTACGGTTATCGATTTCTATGCCACAATACTGCATACTACTCTCCTAATTATTTCTTTTTGGTGGAAGAATGAAAAGGTGGATAAGAGAAGATGCCATTATGATTTTTTCCAAAATGTGAATTTCATCTTTGCTTCGAGTCCCTTATAAACGTTATTTCTAATAGTTTCTTCAATATTTTTATGGCCATTAATGACCATTTCATTTATGTCTTTTCCTGGAACATCATTTGGCCAAATACAAATTTGGTAACCTTGGTCAATGATTTTTTCCATTCGTTTGTGAATCTCTTTATTGCGAGGTTCAGCATCAAAAACGAATACAGCGTTTTCTGTAACATTCTTTAAAGCTTCGGTATTTCCATCGGCACCTGCCATAGCGACTGCATTATTTAAAAACATACAATCAAATGCACCTTCAACAACATAATAACGTTTATTGAAGTTAACAACATCGAGGCCGAAGATTTTAGGTTTATCCTCGAACATGATTGTAATGTATCTTAGGCCATCAGATTTGAATCCTCTAGCTGATACTCCAAATACTTTTTTGTCTTCGTCAAAAAATGGAATTACCAAACGAGGCTCGTCATTATTTGTATCTGCAAATTTGTCAGGTATTATACTATTAATCCATGTCTTAAATTTTGGTGCATAGTATAACCGATAATGCTGTGCAGAAGGAATTAGCCTCTTTTGTATATATATTTTCGCAAAATGGTTCCAGTCGAGTTGAGATACTTTTTTTATACTTTTTAATGCAGTTTTATTATTAAACTGTGGAGCCTCAAAGGTAGTTTTCTCAAGGATTGACTGACCATCTTTTGGTCTTGTTTTGTTTATGAATTTTTCTGTTGTGTACTCTTTGAACGCAAGAGGGTCGACTAGCTTGAGAAAGTAGGAAAAGGAATGACTAGCACCACAATTGTGGCAGTAGTAATAGAAATTATTTTCTTTCTCAAGTAGCCAACCCCTTGCTTTTGTACGTGATTTTTGACTGTCGCCACACAATGGGCAACGGAAGTTAATTCTGTAAGGGTTGGTACGGGTTACTTTGAACCTATCCATTCGGCCTGCAAGGCCTTGGGCATATTGTACGTCAACGAAGTCAATCATAATAAAAAATGTTTTGTTAGTTTAAGTGGGTAATATTATAACAGGTTTGGTTGCATTTGTCAACCATTATTTTCCTTGGATTAAATCTATAAAGATATGAAATCCAGCAGTGATTACAGCTACTGCTCCTAATACCCACCATTTCAAATTCTCAAGAGCTCGGATTCTCATATCCTGCTCGTCAATTTTTACGTTTAATTCTTTTGTGAGAGTGTTTATTGCTGTTAATGTTCGTTCAGATCGCTCTTCCATCCACTCTCTTTGTTTTGTATTATATTCAATATGTTTTTCTTGTGCGCTTTTCATTCCGTCGTTCATAGCTTCCTTAAATCTAAATTTATGGTCATCTAATTCTTCTTTAAATGCAAACCGCGTTTCGACATTAATTCGAGCTTGTGTATCAATCTTATTTTCTATTGACTCGATTTTTTGCTCGAAAGCTTCTAAGACACTTTGTTGTACGGCGATATCTTTTGCCAATGATACCATTTGGTCCATTGTATCATCAACTTTATCGAAAAACTTCTCGATATTTTTAATATCGCTTTTAATTAAAGCAATATCTGTTTTTAGGGGGTTTAAATCGTCTGCCAACGTATTCTCCTATTGGGGTTATTATAACACAATAATATAGGATTGTCAATGGTTATTTATTTGGCAAATTGTTTACAAACAACATTTATTTTAAATTATTAATGAATGAATAATCTTAGATTGTATTACTGGTCAACAGGCTTTGACTCTGTGACCTTTTCTTCGTTGTCATTGGTGGTTACCTTACGATAGTAAACAATGACTTCTCCGAGCTCTCTGATATATCTACGTAACTCTTGGAAATTAGCTGTCATTATTTCATAGTCTTTTATCGTCGTTGCAACGAAAACAATGTCACCGCCTTGAGCAATTTTATTTTCATCAAGGAATCTATCGAGGTATGTATAGCCGACTGGCCATGTTGGATTCTCTCTGTCTTCTAAATCACAAGCTTTAGGGCGCTTTAATTTTTCTACCCCTTTATCATCGTACTGAGGTGGGTCAAAAGGTATAGAACGTTTGCAAGGATTAACAATAACTGCTTCTGATACAACGCTCATTTGAACATCAGTCAAGTTAATCGGTCTTGGTAGTTCTGGTTGGATTATATTAATAGGGACAGGTTTGCTGACAATTTCAACTTTCTTTTGTGGTAATAAAGAGCAACCACTAATTATCGTTGTCGTCAGTAGCGCTAACAGTAATGTTCTTGCTATCATTTTCTAATCCCTCAAATACTTCTTTTGTACCATTATTGATACGAGTCTCAATCATACCAGGTTTTTTAATTGCTAATAAATTCAGATTGTGTCTTTTAAATATCTCAAGATAACGCTCTTTTTCTGCTTCAATAGCAGCATTAGCACGACTCATATTATTGAGTGCTTCACCTTGTTTTTCATAAGATTCTCTAATAGCTTCGATAGCTTGCTTTTGTTCTTCAACAGCAAGCTCTAACTTTGCATTATTTCCTATTAGAGTTTGGTTTTGGTCAAATAAGTAGTAAGATGCACCACCAAGGATTAAAATAATTCCTATTAATATTTGATACATTTACTCTTCCTCAATTCTATAGAACAGACCACTAGCTGACCGTACGGAGACCAGCTTTTTGTCTGCAGTTATAAAGACAAGCTCTTTCCAAGTACTCTTCTTAATTCTCCGTACATTAAGGTACTGCTTGTCGTCAACATTACCAAATTTAGTGTCGTAAGATACAGTAATAGTATAGGACTTACGAAACCACTTGGTTATCCATGACCACATTTTGCGGATTAACCGCAGTTAGAAGCGTATAATTCGTTTGCTACTTTAGAAGAACAACCGTATTTTTCTTTTACAGCGTTAACGATATCAGCTTTTGACTCGCCATCTTTGTGCATCTTTTTCATTTCACGCACACAAGCACCTTCGTCAAAGTCCTCATCTTCGTCGTCATCAGATTCTTCTTCATCAGACTCGTCTTCGTCTTCTTCAACTAACTCTTCAGTTTCCTCAGCAACAAATTCTTCCTCTTCAGATTCTGAAGTCATTTCTTTGTACTTTTCTTCAAGAGCTTTACGAATACGCACATTCATTTCATCTTCGAATGCTTCTTTCAGCTTAAGCGGATTGTTGTCAATTGCTTCAGCTATAATTTTTTCAATAGACATCTCTATTTTCTCCTTTTTTAACTTAATTTGGCTCTATATGTAAAACCTGAACCGCCCGGTTTAATTACATTTTCAAGTAAGCCATTGTAATATAATGCGTCATAACCGATGTTTTGTGTATCGTCTTCACTAGGCTCCCAGCTATTAACTTTACCACCGTTGTTTACATGTGCAGCTATGCGCTTTGCAGTGTAATTTGAAAGTTTAGTTCGGTAATCACATTTTTTCATAATTTCTTTTAAACCATCTTCATCTACTTCTGAGTCTGGATAAAAAACAGTTTCCCCACGGACATCGGCATCACCTCCGCCTTCAAATCCTAACATCTCATCTAAACCTACTTCGCCTTGTTCGTTCATGGCGTTAAATATTTTTTGTAGATTTCCTGAGCCACCTACTTGAATAGCTACTGGTTTAAATTCGCTGTCGCCACTGTCATCATCAGACTTGAAAACTCTTGGATGTTTTTCTCTAGCTTTTTCTTCAGAACCATAATGTTTTTCTAAAAACTTAGCAACTTTATCGTGGTCACCAGTTACAATAGATTTTCCATCTCTCTGTCTTGGTGCACCAATTTTAATTCCGTATCTTTCTGCTTCTTCTTTACGACGCTCATCATTACCTTTATATTCAATTGTAACTTTATCACTGTCACCAAATCTATCATCTTCATTCATATTAATAACTGCTTCTTGTAAAGCACTTCGTAAACGAGATGACATTTCATCTTCAAAAGCTTCTTTAAGCTTTAAAGGATTGTTGTCAATCGCGTGTTGAATAATTTTATTAATTGCCATTTTAAGTTTCCGTGTAAATGTTTGTTTGGTTTATTTATTAAACTTGTTCCATCCTGACCATTAAGCGCTCTGCTCTGTTGGTTACTTGTTTATGCCAGCGACTATCACGTCCTTCAACTGCAGCTTCTGCCCAGTTGCCTTCGTGTAATGCAGCATTAAATTTTTTGAACTTACTCAAACGAGTACGTCCCATATTAAACATCATATTAACAAGAATCTCTTGAACTTCGCCAGGGAAATCATTAAATGTTTCCTCAGTATAAAGTGCATGACACTCACTGATAGCGATTTCTAAATCCTTATCAAAACAATCTTTGACTCTGTCTTCGTCAACTGGTGTACCAACTTCAGCACCAAACTCTGGGTCTGAATCTAATACTAAATGACCTACACCAAAAGTAGGATAACCGAGATGGTCTTTATATATTTCATATACAACACCTTCGTCGATTTTTAGTTGTTCAAAAACATTATCTCTATTTTCTTGTTTCATATTTTAATTCCTAAATTGGATTACTACTAAAGTCGTAATCCGATGTACCTTGACTTAAATATAATGAGTTGGTTAGATTATCTTCGGCCCATGTTAATAAACCCGAACTATTTAAATAATCATCTCCACCTACATTAGTAAAAGCCCAATTAAGTATTTCTGTCTGTGTTATAGTACTATTAGCTGTGATATAATTGTTTGCAGATAAATCATCAGCAGATAATATACTCTGAACTGGTATACTAACTGATGTATTTGCAGTATTACCTACAACATCATCGTATACAACAACATTAAAATCTACTGATTTAATAACATTGTTAGCTGTTCCGTATGTTGGAATAACTGAAACCGCAGTTAATTCCTTAACATTTACAGTAGCCATTACTTTGCAAAATCTTTAAAATTTTTGCGCTTATATTTCTTTTGAGCCTTTTTAGAAACACCAGGTTCACCCTGTGCTCCGACTCCTAAACCTGCGATCGCTCCACCACCGACTGAATTTTCTTCTTTTTCTGAAGCTTCAATAATATCAGCCCATTCGTAAATAAATCTACTTTCAGCTTCGGCAAGATATTCCTCAATTAAAAGTTCTTCATTTAGTGTGGTATTGCTTTCGAGTGCAGCTTGTTCTTTAACCAACCATAATGCCGCAGCATAACTTGCTAGTCTTGTAGAACCACCAGGTAATTTTGCTAGTAGTTTTTTAACATTACCAACCAATTGGTCA